GAAATCTTGATTACCCGCAGTAGCCGCCGCGCTTGCGCCTTGCGTGAATGTTAGGACATTAGAGTCACCTGTAGCCGCATAATCAAAATCAGTATTAGCTACATCACCTGTGCCACCCGCAGTAATTGTTGTTGTGTTTGAGTCACCTGTTGTTGATGCTGTGAAACTGGTACTGTTACCTTGAGCCACAGTTGCCGCAACAATATTTGAATCGCCAACGCTGTCAATGTCTACTACCATTGATTGTCCAGTAAAAGTTGCTCTTGTTTGGCTTGTTCCTACTTTGTTGGAATTCCCAATCTGGTCAATCGTCATATTTAAACCTGACCCGCTTTGCGTGATGTATATAAGGTTATTGTCAGCATAAGAAACGCTGATAAGAAACATGAGTACAATCCATACGCAATAATTAAAGACTTTCATCATCATAACTCCACATATTTAGTTCTATGCCTTGCTGAATCAATGCGTAAACTGCTGTTTCTATGGCAATCTTTGTAGCAAGACCTACTGTTTCATTCTCTGTCAAACCAGATTCAATCTCAATGAGGTCTGTTCCTTGATTCTCAAAAACAAACACATCAGAACCCGCACCCGCAGAAAAAACAGTCTTGCTTGTAGATACATTCAACAATATTTCACCAGTTTGCACAAGTACCGCCCTCAGATTTACTGTAACACGGTCACGCCTGTAGATATTATTGATGCCTACTCCGCGTATTCTAATACCACTGCCCCCTGTTTCATAGTTGGTATCATAGCTGACTATGCCACCCTCAAAAATAATACCTGAGTAGAGTAATGGCATAAGTTTGTTTGAGCCTTCACCGTCATAGCTTTCGCGTGTTGAGATAATTAACTGTCTTTCACGAGTTAAATTAGCTAACCCTTGTCTTTCTATTACTTTAAACCAAGAGCCACCACCCGCGTTCATTAGCGCTTCCATTAGCATAAGAGCGCCACCCTGAGTCACTGCTGTACTAAACAGAGCCATACGTTCTGAGGATTTTCGCTGTCCTGTTAAATCTGGGAAGCTATATACAGACACTACTGCTTTTTGTTTTGGCGCGGGCAAATCTCTTAACAGATTCAATGAAGGTCTTTCTATTACTGGATTTTCTTTATCTCCAATGACGGCTAATGGTGCGCACCCATATAGAAAGAATAATAATATTAAGGCACGCATGGTGCATCAGCGCAGATACCGAATGAGCCAATAGGTATTCGTATCTCTGTCGTTACTCCGTCAATGTCAAGAATTGTTAAGACAATTTCTGTACCTGTGTTTATAAAGTTGATTGTGTTGCCCTCTAAATCTATTGAGCCACCTGTACCGCCACCATCATCAAATAATGATTCAGCTAGGTCTTGAGATAACCTTGAGAACACTCTGGATTCTAGGTTACGCAAAAACTTAGAAAGCGTTGTGTTATCAGCATCTCTGGCGGCTTCATCTATAGCTGACTGTATATCTTCTTGTATTTTTTGCCGTCTTGTTCTCTCTTGTTCGTCTACCGTAAGCACATGAGCAGAATAACCTACGCCACTGAATGCGGGGTTTTTAAATACGAATACCAAATCATCAGCTTTTATAGTTCCTGATAAGAAAGAAGCTAATATAAACCACCCAACAATTAATAATTCTTTATCTTTTTTCATAATATATTAAACGTCAACACCTTGTTTGCTAAAGAAAAACAAATATACATCATGCATAACAAGCATATAAATGTGATGGCATCTTCAGCTATTTGCCTTGTTAGTCTTATTTTTCTTAGCCTTTTCATCTGTTTCTTTCAATTCTAGTACCGTGTTTACCTTTTGTTGCAATCTTATCATATCTTGGTCTAAGAGCCTTAATTGGTCTGTCAGTCTAATAATAGTTATCTTCATAGCTTGTACGGCGGGGTCTATCTTGTTGTTGATTGTTTGCCATACGAAATAAACAAAGTAACCAAGACCCACTACCATCACGACTTGAAAGCCAAACTCCGATATAAGAGCAACAATATCCATTATCTAAACTTCTTTTGTATGTACTTAATACCCGCATAGATTGTTAAGCCGTATATAGCAAATAAACTTAGAGAGCCAAATACAATAAAATAATCAGATGGGTATAGGTATATCAGACCAAACAATCCATCAACGACTGCTTCCGCATCTCCGATAGGTGGTAAATTAATCTCGTCTTGCATCTATCTTTCCATCTTCAACAAAGTTCTGTGCGCGTGATATACGCTCTAAATCTGGCGATAGGTTTAAGGCACTACTTACGCTAGTGTCTATGCGTATCATGTCATTGTTCATGGTTGATGCTCTGGTAATTAGCATTTTAGCGATACTTTCTACAGTTTTTATTTCACCTACCAAGCCGTCCATGAGTTGCTTCATAACAAGGAATATGAAGTAAGCCATAACAAGACCACTTGCAATGGGCAAACCTAATTCAGCGATTAGGTCAAATGCTTCCATCTAATCTTCGCCTTTAAACTTCTTGCTCTGTCCAGATGTACCCGCATAAATACCAAATACTGCCGCCATAGCACCTGTCACTACAGATACCAAGCCCGCTTGCTCTAGGTTAGGCTCTGGGATTGTCATAAACCAAGTAATTACCTTGTATAGCAAGATAATATATACAGCTACAAAGATACGCGGGAATATACGCCATGCATCTACAGTCTTTGCTAGATGAATCCATTTGTAATAAGGGTTAGCACCTATGTTGTTGGGGCTTAATTCTACTTCTACTTCTACTTTCTTTTTAACTGTTTCTGATTGGTCTATCACTTCATTGGCTTCTACCAGTTTTTCTTCCATCACATTTTCCTCGTTTTTATGTCAGTCACCTTTAAGTTTTGTGTATATCCATCATGTACTAATCTTTGTTGATATATTATTGCATCATCTATTTCTATGTTCTTTTCTTTTGTATTCCATTTATCATTAGCATAATAAGTTTCAGTAATACTCACATCAAACTCATTTATTTTAAAAGAAACAAAATGTCCGTCTTTATCATACACCCCACTAAAAACAACATAACTCATGACGGTATATCTGGAAACTCTACATTCGTAAGGTCATTTTCACTTGTATAACTGGCGGGCAAATCTCTCAATGCCTGTCTGTATGTAGCCCATTCTGCTTTCTTTGAATCACTCAATGGCGAGTCTGCCGCCTGTGTCCAATCACATTGAGCAAGTAATCTATCCCTAATTAACCTAATCTCTGCGGAACATGGGTGCAGAACAATAGTTGTATCTGTAGCTGAGTCATAAATAGATTGTGGTTGTACTTTATATGTCATTGTTGTTTGGTTATTCTTATTAATTGTAAAAACTGGTTATACATAATCATATTTGATTGTGTTGTAGCGCCTGTATCTTCTGCTGTCACTGTAAATGTTTTCTGTTCATTCGCGTTAAAATTCACATTATTTGATATAGGAATTACAAACTCCACTGTGCCTGTGCCAGTAACCAAGCTATTTATTTGTGTGCCATCTTGTTTTATTTTTATTGTGAATTGAAAAGAGCCTGTGAAACTACCGCTTGTTTTTCCTATTGACCCTATATAATAAAGAGCATAAGTACCCGCTTCACCCGCTGTGAATGCTTGAGTCAATGTGGTTGTTTCAGTTGTTGAAAAACTCGCATTTGATGGGGTTGAATTAAAAACCGCAGACCCCGCCCCCCTTGTTCCAAGCTGTGTAACACCAACACCCCCGCCACTTATTTCTAATCCATTACTTGTAACAGTTAAGGTACTACCATTTAGATTAAGTCTATTAGCGTTTAGTGTTCCTGTTGATATATTACTAGCAGTTATATTAGTTACGCTTATTTCTGAAGCATCAATCGTTCCAATAACACCTGATGCTGAGGTTATAGTACCCGCTACAATATCTGCCGCCGCTACATGAACAAAGTTACCTGTAGCACTACTGGTATATGATGATTGATTTCCCTGATGGTCTACTGCCGCCCCCCAAAAATAATAGTTTGTACCCGCCGTTAGCCCATCTGCCTTACCAAATATTGCAGTCATCTTTTTATTTGGCTCACCCGCGTAAGTTGAAACGAGTGTACTATCATCTGTTGGTGCTGAGTTTGATGTTGTTCTATATAACTTAACAGAGCGCATATTAGTTAAGTTTGGATTTGTCCATGTAACCCTAATCAATAATGCTTTGCCTGTGGTAGCTGATAGGCTCGTTGGGGCGCTTATGCTTACACCTAGAGCGATTGTTGCGGCTACGGTGCTAGTAAAGTTACCGTATGTTCCATTGAATAAGAAATGGCGTACCTTAACTGTGATTGTGTTACCTACAATAACATTAGGTATTAAGAATCGTGCTGTACCTCTACCTACAGACCCCGCAGACTGAAATGTTGAGCCATCAGTTGCATAGTATATCTCTGTTCCCTGTATGGCATCTGAAGTATTGTTTGTCCAAGTGACTACTGCTGAAGCCTTATTTGTGACCCCTTCTACCGTGTTTGCACTAGCTACAGCAAGGCTTGTTGGTGCGGCTATTGTATAATCACCTGTAGTAAGGTTAGTTCCTGTGCTTACAGGCGTTGTATAGGCGTTATAAGCGTAGCTGTATATACTTGCATCAGTTTCTTTTAAAGTAAGCCTACAAGCCATTATAGGCGTTTCATCTTGGGTTGTTGCTTCCATTGTTACATTGACTACCTCAAACTTTTTAGCTGAGTAAGATAAACGAGTATTTGTAACATTGACCCAATCTTTAGGTTGCAGTCTAAGAAAGCCCAATGGCACTAATACAGATAAGCCTGTATTGAATCTTTGATTTATAAGTTGCGCCCTAGCCAATCGTTGCGCCATTGTGTGTGTGGTTGTAAATGGTAGCTGTTTTTCTAGCTGTTTTCTGTAATTAGCCTGACTCTCACCTGTAGGCGTGTCATTAGATAGATAAGTGCTGTTTGTATCAATAGGCGTATCTGCGGGTTGATAGCTGTTTGTTGAGTCAACATATACTGCTTTTACAGCGTTGTATAAATCACCACCTCTATCATTCGTTGTTACGGTTATTGCTTCCAATAAATCATCATCAGTTATAGTTAGTGATGCAGTCTGAGCCGCGCCTACAAATAGATTAAACTTACCATTAGTGTAAGTAATACTGCCCGCACATGACGATATTAAACCCTCTAGTACGCCCTCACCTGATGCTGACATATTGGTAAAACCGTTAGCGCGGTATCTTTTTTCTGTAGTTGAGTTATCTGCTAATGTTACATTTTGGTCACAAGTGTTTGCCGCCGCCGCAAATCCACCGCCTGATGTAGTGTCATTGACTTCATCTGAGGTTGCTTTCAAACCGTATGTTGTATTCATTATGTAATCTCTAATAATCAATGCTGGGTTATCATACCACGCTTCACCTGCCGCTTCATCTCTTGGGTCTAGTACTTTTTTACCTTTTATCTTAAATGAAATAGCGGGTATGTTTGGTAGCTTCT